TGCTGTGGGTCTACATCACAGTATTGGTCATCTAGCATTCGCTTGTAGTGGTATGCCGTATTGGCATTATCGAATGTCTCATAGACTAGATACACGTTCTTGAATACGTCTTTTACTTCAACGATATAATCCACTAGTGCTTGACCTCAGATACTATTGTTTTCTTCTTGTATAACTCTTATACACTAGTACTCAGGAAATGTCAAGGACTTTTAGGGTTTCGTTTTAAGTCTCAATTTTTCGACTACATCTTTGTAGTAGCCTGCAGCGAAAGTATAAGACCCATCAGTCTTGTATACGTGCATCACCTCTGCTAGGAGTTCAACACACGGTACTTTACGGTCATATCCTACGATCATCCCTTGAGCACTGATAGGATCACCGAAGAGAGGTGTAGTCTCATCAATAGTCCACACGTAATTATATCCGCCGGAATCACGATCAACTCCGACATTGGCCACAGCAATAGTGACCAGCCTCTTCTCTTGAGACTGATCACCAAAGGGCCACAGCGATACTGTAGCGATTAACATTACTTCTTCTTTAGTTGAAGATCAAACTTTACTTCGAGCTCTTGCGCTTCGAAGACTTTGATAGACTTGAGACGTCCACTGGCATTGAGCAGATAGTCGTTCAATTTCTTAGTGCCAGTGATATATTCGACTCTAGTGCGAGTAGACAGACTATGACCACCCTCCTGGATAGATTCGATGATGACGTAGAACTTTTCAGGCTCTACTTCGCCATACGACTGTTCATAAGTCGGATTACCGAATAATTCTTTAACTGTGTCACGTATAGTAGACGTGAACACGCCACTACCAGTAGCAATAGTCGGGCCTGCTCCCATGTCGCCGAGGCCTTCATAACCAATCATGATATTATACTTTCTTACGACCAATCGAATACTTGGTCACGAGTTCCCAGGCGTTCTTGTCCTTGAACGGAAGGATCTTGATCTGACTCAGTGAAGCGCGGTTGTCTTCAAACTTATCAGCATCGACCAGACGAATCAGACCCCACTCCTGTAGAAGGAATGAGATGGCGTTACGACGGCCTTGATCTTCATTGGTGAAGTCGTTGGGTTTGCCATCAAGGGCGAATAGCTCCTTGAAGTGGACGATATAGTACTTACCCTGCTTATGCAGAATGTGGCAAGACTGATACAGCTTCTTTTCTTTGCGGCTAGCTACGCCGATACGTGTAAGGGTCTCTTTGATCTTAAGAAAATCTTCGTCTTCTTTAAGCGTAACCTCTACAAATGATTCTACTAAACTCATGGTTTCCCACCCTTGTTAAGCAACTGCTTAATTTGTTCAATTTGAGGGGTGGAAAGAACAGAGAGAGCTTGTTGTGCCTTTTTGTATCCATAACCAAAATACTCAACCACTACGTCAAGATCACTATCTTCCCGTCTCTTAGCCCATTTGCTGAAACGCTTCCTGGGCCTGATACTATTTATCAGATAGTCAAATTGAAGAAGCTTATCTAGGTGTGCTAAGCCGTTGAGTTCATTAGCATACATGATCGTATCTGGGAAGTACGACAAGCCACGGTTGACCATGAACGGTGGGTAGTCCTTCTCAACTTGAGCGGGATCATCCGCTTCTGCAATGATGTTCTTGCCACCATTGATAGCGTTGAGGTAATCAAACGGATTTGCCGCCATTACATAACAACTTTCAAAACTGCTCCCAGTGTACCACAGGCATATAGACCTCCAATGGCCACTAGGATCCCGCAGAACCCTGCTAGAATGGCCATACATCCAGCTTCACTGGCTCCATCCATCTCAGCAATAGCCCATACTAGAATGACAGAAGCTGCACCGAGGATACAGAACAACACTGTGCCGATCGTAGCTAGCATTATACGAACTCACAATCAACCATGATCTCAACCATGCAAGCAGCAAGATTGATCTCTGCATCAGCGACAAAAGCGGCCTGGTACTGGTACTTACCGAGGATGATCACCAACTGTGGGATAGTACCCTTGGTGATATACGATGCGGCAGTATCATAGAAGGAACGGAAGACGGCTACCTGGTCACCATCCGAGTTCTCACCAACCCACTTACGCACGTTGGTAAAGTCCTTCTCCTTCATGAAGCCGATCAGCCCCTTAACTGAAACTTCTTTAAGATCGGATAGAATCCCAGAATCGATCCGGCCAGTAGCGGAGTAACGCTGTAGCTCGTTAAGGACACGACGCCAGTCAGGAAAATGTTTAGTGATAACCTCAGCAATAACACCATCAGTATATTCAATCCGCTCTTGGTCAAGTATCATCTTGACACGCTTCATGAATTCCATGGCAAGCTTCGGCATCATCTTCTTCTCGATCTTGAAGTCGATAACCGAACACCTGGAGTGCAGAGGCTCGATGAGTCGATTCAAGAAGTTACAAGTAAGAATGAAACCGCAGTTACGTGAAAACTCTTCCATGAAGTTACGAAGAGCCGGCTGGGTCGAATTGGCGTTTAGATAATCTGCCTCGTCTAGGATGACATACTTACGACCACCCATAAGGGAGACCGAAGATGCAAAGTTAAGGATCTCGTTACGCAATGTATCGATGTTACCATTCATCGATCCATTGATAACTATATAGTCACAGCCAAGCTGTTCTAGCATCGCTTTTGCAACAGTAGTTTTACCTACGCCTGCTTTACCTGTCAGAATGAGGTTGGGAATGTTCTCATTGTCGACGAACTGTTGAAAGGTTGCCTTCAACTCAGCTGGGAGGATAGCTTCAGCAACAGTCTGGGGACGATACTTCTCGACCCACAGGAAGTCAGTGTTAATCATTACGAATCTTTCTTCATATCAATAAGGACCCAACCATTGTTCATGAATCGGTGTCCAGTTAGCCGCAGTGCTTCACGTGCCGTTCCGATCATCTCGTCACGGTCATACTCGGGTGTGCCCATCTTAATGACACCACCACGAGGGTAGGATGCGATCTCTTTGAGAGCATCCATTATCACTTTATCGTTCATTGTATAGCTCCATAAACAAAAATGGAGCGTCAGCGGATTTCTGCAGTACCACTGACGCTCCCTGATCTGACTGGGGCGGTTAAGTCTAGATCAGTATCAGCGGCTTACGCGCCGAACTTGCTATTCGCCTCGATAGCAATGTAGTACTCGACATCCTTCGAGGTGAACCTCGAGATGCCAGCACTAGCGATCTCAACCTGATACGTATCAGGGAGAAGGCGAAGATTCTCAGACTTGAAGATGAAGTTGAAGGTCTTATCGGTGGTGCCAACTTCTACCGAGTAAACATCGGAGGTTGGATCCTTTGAATTGACCGTCTGGAGGGTGATAGTCTCACCATCGCCAACAACTGCGATCTCAGGCTGACGAAGAACACCGAGTGCCTTAGTGACATCAGCAAGAGCTTCGTTAGTTAGCTCGAAGCTAACATCAGCAGTTGGGAACTTGATCTCCTTATCGTCCTTAGGTGCAACGATAGTATTCGGATCTGCGAATACGTAGTTGACCTTCTTGCCACCAGACTTGATGGTAAGCGACTTGGAACCGATCTGAAGCTCAGGATCGTCGAAGAGGCTAAGGACCGAAAGGAACTTAGACAGATCATAGATGGCGAACGAGGATGGGAACTCCTGCTCAAGAGTAGCCTTAGCAAGGATCGTCTTGGTAGGAGTGATGGTACGAAGAGTGTTGCCTGCACGGAACAGAATGCTCGGATTGATACCAGCAAAGTTCTTCAGTACCTGAATGGTACGTTGGTCGAGTTTCATATTCTAACTTATACGCCTTAGTTAACTGCGCCTTCGCGCTCACGCTTTACGCGATTCTTGATGTCCTTGAAGGTGCCACCGAAGTACGAGTTAGCCTTCACACGATAGAAGAGACGATTGGTCTCGTTCTTGTTGCTGTTAGCAACAGTGATCCAAGGGTTCTTACCGGCGCGCCATGCTTCAGTCTTGGCAGTAGCGACCTCAGCATGAGTACGCTCTGCGCGTACAGCCTGGACGAGACCAGGATTGATCGAAGGACGCAGACCCTTCGACGACTTAGCCTTACGCGTACGCTTCTTACCCATAATATATGCTCCAAAGATGTAGGGATTGTGATTTTCTTATATACTAAGTGATCAAAAATGTCAATCACTTAGTACTAAATTACTTCTTTTTCTTGTTTCGCAAGATCTCACTAGAGTCTGCAGTAGCCGAAGCTCCAATAGATGCTAGATGAGCTAGTGAACCACCAAAGATATAACTGCCGACGTGCTGCATCTGCATCCATGGGCAGAACCAGACCTTACGACCCATCTTCTGTACGTTGTAGCAGAACATGTAGTCTTCAGACAGATAACGCTTGGTGTCTGGATCGATGATCGTATCGAAGTACGCATGGATCATACGACTACCATCAAAAGCTGCAGTACGAACATGATCTGGCTTGTAACGAAGATCAGGATATGCCGCCTCATACTCAGAGAGCGTATCCTTAGTCATCATCATGAAGCCGGTACCGATCTCCATGACTTCGACTGGCTCATTCAGAGGGATCGACTGTTGTCCACCCTTCGGATTGAAGACGTAGTCACCAACGAAGTTCTCGAGGTTCTGCGGATCTTCATCTGCAAGACCCTTATCGACTGCCAGCTTGATCTTCTCCCAAGAGATGCACTTCTTCGGATAAGGACCACCGATGACGTGATATTCTGGGTTGGTGATCGACAGAGCCAGTAGGGCGATGACATCATTCGGATTGAAGCCGATGTCAGAGTCGATGAACATCAGATGAGTTGCATCACTACGCATGAATTCATCGCAGCAGTAGTTGCGAGCCCGCGTGATCAGTGATTCATTGAAGAGATAATAGAGCTGAAGTCCAATACCATACTGAGTGCACAGCGATGATAGATCAGCAATAGAACGTGTGTACATACCAGCGCACTGGCCGCCGTACATTGGCGTTGCCACGAAGAGCTTGTACTTCCTAAGCTCTTCGATCGGCACGTTAATTTGAGTTGACATTAGTTCTTCTTAGCAGCTCGTGTACGATCAGAGTCAGTGAACACCGAGCGGGTTCCGGCAGTAGCATATGCCGTGGTATAGCTTGCGAGGTTAGTGAACTCTTGAGCCATGTTACCCTTTGCAAAGTTGATGGTCTTCTCGAGGCCAAGACCCATAGCAGCCGAGGTGTGAGCAACCTTATCGAAGTTAGCACCGAGGAAGATGACTTCCCAGTTCTTCTTCTCGACTTCTGCAAGGAGAGCCTTAACAGCAGCCTGGTTGTAGTGACGAGACATATTCTCTTCACCGTCGGTCATGATGACGACGTAGGTCTTCTCATCATTCTCGTCGATGGCGTGATGGAGAAGGCGTACAGCCGAGTCATACAGAGGAGTCGAACCACGTGGGCTTACTTCCTCAGCATGGATGTCCTTCCAGCCCTTGACGGTAGTGTTACGAATTACGGTGTAGTCGATAGAATCGAAGGCAGCAAGAACGACCTTAGTGTCGCCTGCTAGCTTGCCGACATACCCGTTGATCGATCCAACAGCTTCTGACATCAAAGATGACATCGAACCTGAACGATCGAGTAGCATGAAAACGCGCATTATATAGTATCCTGTGATTGTGTATCTGATTCGATGTCATGGACATACAACATCATCAGTGCGTAGTGGAGGACCTTCATGAGGTCGTCTCTGTTATAACCAGCTTTCTGTCCATATCGCTTAGCGTACTTGATTACGTTACCACGAGTAAAGCCTAGACCATCGCCCATGTCGATGATAAACTCGGTAGCCTGTAGCTTACCGACGGCGTAATGCTGATTATAGGTTTTGTCGACGTATGCTTTGAGCTGGGCTATGTAGTTGCCCTCGTCGAATTTATAGTCCGGTTGCGGATCCATTATCTAACTCTATTTATAGTTTACGAGAGGAAGTCTACCAAAGTCTTCGACTCTTTTTCCTCCCAGACTTCATGCTTACGATGCACGTTCTGCTGGTAGGTGTAGTTGCTATCGATCCACTCACGCTTGCCTTCTAGCACAGCGTTAACTTCAGTAGCCATATCAAGGGCGGTCTTGACAGGAACGTTCTGGCAGATATGATTAGCCGACTTCTTCGGGCTCAGCAGCTCGAAGTTAGTTGGCATACCCATGATGCTCAGCGCTTCGCGGTAATTGATGTACCGATCAGCATCAGGGTGAGTAAGCATACTTGGATAATGACCAACGAATGCGCCAATGAAGTCCTTAGGCACAATTGTCCCACGGCGCATAACATTACCGCCAGCAGCAAGCTTCGCATACTTGTACTTACACTTTTCTACTTCGCGCTCATAGCCCTCTTTCTCGAGCCATGCACCGACTTGGTTGTAGTCATATCCACGCTGCTCGATGAACGAGAAGGTGTCATTAGAACGGACCTTCAGGAAGTCCATCTTCTCATTAGAGAACTCGTAGTGACTGATGCCACCAAACATCTCTTCAAGAATGAAGCGATAGTAAGGATCATCTTTCGAAGGAGTCTTAGAGCTGATCGGCTCCTGCATCGTATTGCTTCGTGCATTACGAATGACATCCTCGATCTTCTCCCATGGACGGTTGTAGTAACCCAAGAGCGGAGTCTTGTCGCCCTTCCAGAAGAAGTAGAAGCTGCGTTCACGTACCTGAGCGGTACCATGAAGCAGAGACTTGGTGCGGTAGATCGACATAGAGTAGCCATTGTCACGGCCAATCTTACGAACCTGCTCACGAATAGCTTTGCCGATCTTGCCAGCAAAACCAGGAGCGTTCTCACCCCAGAATACGGTCGGCTTTAGTTCGCCTAGAACGTATTCAGCGGTCTTGATCATCCACTGGTTGTTTACATTATGCTCGCCAAAGCCATGACTGAGCTGAGATAGCCCAGCACAAGGACAGGTAGTGTTGACCACATCCACCGACTTGGAAGGCCTATCACCACGATCAATGTAATGATAAGGTACATCAGCGTTATGAACATCTCGCAGATGATGAATAAGATGCTGCTCATTGTCTTGGAAACCCGTGTAGGTCATTAGGTATTCAGGCAAACTATCATTAGCTTGCATCTGAGCAATAGTCATGCCGCCGATGAGCGGGATGATGCTCGCGTGTGTAATTGTCAAAAGAAAGATTCCAGTGATACGCTAGGTGGACGTACGACGTTTGCAGGTAGTCCCTGCTTCTTCGGATCCTTGATCTGAGTCGTGTTGTAGTCGACTCCGTTCCAGTGAGGATACGCCATACGTGAGAGATGGACGGACTTCTTATACTCCATCGCGTGGAGGTTTAGTTCGCCCTTCTTATTTAGAAGGTACTCGGTCCAACGATAGAAGGTGACCCCATTGTCGATACGACCACAGAGCATCTCTAGACGGTCATTGAACTCTTTGCGTGCAGCCATGCGCTCTTCCCAGGTACCCCAGAACGGCTTCTTCATGAAGTAACCAGACTGCGGTAGCTTGCGAGCTTCTTCTTCACATGGCATTAGTTCATAGAGAACTACCGACTTGAGATTCTCGATACCCTGACATGCATACAAGGATGTAGCGTGCATGTAGTACTGATCAGCTAGTTCAGTAGGAGTCGGCCACAGTTCAGTGCCTTCCTTAGTCTCCTTACGACAGAGGTGATGCCTCAGATCGATGTTACCAAAGTTGAGCTCGATGTGTTCAACCATGTGAAGATCTTCGCCGTAGACCTCTATGAGAGGCGCTACTAGTCCTCGCTTAAGCTGTCCCCGTAGGGTTCGCATAGGCGTACTATGAATAGTCCAACCAGGACGATAAAGAGAAACGCCGTGACTATCACCGATAGCAATAGACCCAGTACGATTAGGATGAACGAGAACAGGTGCAGTTTCCATGCGCTTGAGGTTGTCCCAGTCGATATCATCGAAAGCTGGATCAGGAATACGACCATTGCCGCGGTCTTGAGCTAGCTTCTCGGTCAGCTGACGATGATAGTCAGGGAACGGAATAGCTAGAGAGACGACTGGACCTTTGAAGTGTGTGAGGTTACGGAAGTTCCAAGCATATGGAAAGCCTGCCGTACCGCCATACAAGTTTAGTCCACCCGACCAGTCATTGCCGTGGTAGACGTACACCTTATCGAAGTCATTGAAGTCATGCGTGACATTACCACCGAAGTTGATGGTAACATCTTCACCAGTACCTTGAGCGATCATATCAGCATATACAACACCCTGAGCAGCACGATGGCTGGCCATGAACGCCGCAATAGGAATGAACGGAGCTACGACTAGAGACTTAGTCATTATTACGATCTTTCAAATAAGTGTCTCGGACAGACTTAAGAGTACTACTGAAGTAGCCGTACTTGGTGCCCTCTGGATACGCATAGTATATCATGACTCTTTTGCCCTTCTCTTTTTCAAGAGACAGCTCGTCATGTCCGACCCACTTAGTCATTGTCCTTACGCCACAAAAGACCTATGCGGCTTACTGGTTTGTAGCCCATAGCTGTCAGCTGGTCATTGCTATGTTCACCCTTCAATACGAAGTTAGGCATAGGCTGGACACTGACAATATCTCGAGCTACAAGGTCAGCAAAAGTAAGTCGAGTCTGCTTCATAAGCTGCTCGATTTCAGATTTATCCAAAGAAGGACTCCAATGATGTAGATCCACCCTTGCCTGCCTCTTTCGAGATAGGTGCGTTAGCACGATTAGCAGCTGTTGATGGACTGTCTTTTAGACGATTGAAGACATTGTACTGGCAACAGCCGATCTCAATGCCAAAGGTTGTGAACCTACCAAGCTCTGAAGCTTCTGTGAGGTACTTATAATCCATTTCTGAAGAAATGTCAAAGTATTTTTCTTGATTGTTCCTGATCGACAGGATCATTCTCATAGTCGTTCTAGGATTGATTGGAAAAGCGTTCCACAACGACTTAAGAGTAGCACATGCGCCCGGACCAGCAACGACGTAATCTGCGTTTTCATCCAGATTACCATGGCGGATATCTGGGTCATGATCGCGAAGAAGATTAAACCGATGCCCATGCTCATGCTCGATAAGAGCAGCAGAACCAATACTAGGCATACGTGCAAGGTTGCTAGAAAAGTGGTACCCATAGTACGGACCGATTCCAGGATACGATGTAAGGAAGGCATATGACTTTTCCATATCTGGTTTAGTCGAATAGAATGAAACCCAGTCCTGAGTCAGACTCTTGATCCAAGCGATCATATCTGACGTACGCATCTTACGTTCTTTAGAAGCTGAGTTAGGCGCTATTACTTGCGCGCCAGTACGAGGGTCGCTAACGCCCCGTATATCAATAGCGGTAGGATTAAGACGAGCATGATCTCTAGATGACTTCTGTAGCGAGGTACGTAGTTCGGTGGTGCCCCAGAGCTGTGTCTTGTTATAAGACGCTAGCTCAATATTACGCATTACTGTGTATTCATATTCCGCATCGCTTCGCAGTCGATCAAAGTCAACGTAGGGCGTACCGGTCGGGGTGAGGTACGGAAGATCGGTTGCGGTGCCGGTGATAATATCGAGGGTTCGGCTAGGTCCATAGAACTTGACGATAGCAGAGTTGACGAGTCGGTTTGTAAACGAGACCTTGTTGTTGTAATAAAGGTGTTCGTTAAGCCAGATGATCTCATCATGGAAGCTTCGATTGGGGTGAAAGTACGGAATAGGTCTTCCGTTGACCACGAACCCAGTCCCAAATTCTTCACGGTGCTCGTATCCGCGTTGTGTATAATCTTCAAATGACTCATGGGTCTTACCAATTCTAACCGACCACTCCCTCTTGTTGAACTCACGAATGAACGAGCCAAGTGATGCTCGAACAGTATGATCGCAGTGGTCCCAGAGTTGGTTGTCAGTTAGTGAAACTACTTCAGATGTTGTCAGGGCCATGCCAGACGTTTTCCTTCTCGACTAGATCATGAACGATCCGGACTACCTTAATCGGAGTCTCTTTCTCGATGATCGCAGCCTGAATCTCATCATCTTCAAAGTGAAGACCGATATCATAGCCGATGTCGAGGAGTTCATTGATGGTCCTTGCTTTGTGATAGCCGGACTTCTCACGAGTCTTTTCATCAAACGGAATGTTATTGAAGAAGACGCGATTGTGGATATCATGGAGCTTCAGCCAGTGAAGAGTATAGTTAGCCTCTTCAAGGGCGCGCCCAGTGATGATAACATCGTAGTGGGCTGGGCGAAGACCAGTGTATTCGCCCAGGTTAATCACACCATCGATATCAAAAGTATTGATCCTCAAAAGATGGTCCATTCGTATTCAGAGTTACCGGTCTTGAACCGGACGTAGTCTTCACGCTCTTCGAGGATCTCAGTAACGTAAGTAGTCTGCCAGTAGTCCTGCTCAACGAACGACCTAGCACCGAAAGAGCCAACTTGGACGCCCCAACCGACACGTGGCTTTACATCGCGAACAAACTCGTATTCACTGGTCTCTGGATGACGACGGTTGATGATCATCGATGAACCAGAGTCACCAGCACCATCACGAGTACGACGAAGAGAATAAGTCACAGAATTGCTTCCTTAATATAGTCGATCATATCACCGATGTAATTAAAAAGTGGCAGTGCATAACGATCACATACCATCTCGATGTTACCACGACGCCAGAAGCCTTCGGGGCAGCATACTACGATGTCCTTACCAGACATAGCGAAGAGACCGAGTTCCATGAGAGTGATCGGTGCCTTACCAGCTGGATCGAAGTAATAGCAGATGATGTCTGCCTTTTCGAGATGCTCGAGCTCCCACGTAACCTGTTCATTGAACTGTGGATCGTTAATGCTCTGCACCCAGCTACTGTCCCAGTCATCACGACGGGGATTGTAGATGACTACTGGTTTATCAGCTAGTGCCTTAGTTACTGCCTCTTGCCAGTTAACGGCAGCACCCATATCGATGCTGCCTGCAAGAAATACCGACTTACAAGGAGTCGGCTGTGGGGCGAAGTAGACTTCAGCCATTTGCTTCTACGCTCTCACGCATCTGGTTGTGCTTGCTGGTCTGTGCAGTCCACTCACGATTTGCAAGTGCTTCACATTCAGCGTGAGCTTCCTGGATCATCAGCTGCGTTGGCGGAGTCTTCTGAGTAGCAGCCGAAGGACCACGAAGCGATCCGACCATACCCATCTCCTTAGCTACCGTTACATAACGGACAGCATCGATAACTACGCCGGCCGAGTTAGGAGAGTCCTGAACTGAGAGACGAGCATCAAAGATAACAGGAGCGCCGCCAAAGCCTTCAGCTTCGATACGGAAGTGAGCGACCTTGTTATCGCCATGGTAAGCGATATAGCTCGACGGACCTGCATAGATACCGTTCTTTGGAACTGGGATACCGCGAATATCGTTCTGTGAACGAATCACGTTCTCCTTAGAGATCTTCTTCGAAGCAAGACGGCTTTGATCCATCATGTTCAAGAAGTCGGTGTTACCACCATGGTTGGTCTGCTCGTGGAACTTGATATGCATTCCACGGTTGAAGAACAGTTCCTGCAACGCCTGGCTGAGTACCGAAGCACCGAGCTGTGAACGCATATCATCACCGATAGCCGGGATACCAGCTTCGATAATGCGCTGCTCCCAGATAGGATCAGATACGATGAAGACTGGAATACAATTGACGAAAGGAACCTTAGCCTCGAGACAGCCCTCGACATAGAACTCGGTAGCTTCCTGCGAACCTACTGGGAGATAGTTGAGGAGAACATCGACATCGTTCTCACGAAGATCACTGACCAGCTGCTCACGACTAAGTTCAGTCGACCAATCATCGAGACGGAACGACTCATCAGCATCATGCTTGAGCATATGAGGAGCAACGCCGTCAAGGATGCGACCCATCTTAACGATGGTGTCACCACACACGCCGTCGAGGTCATCCATAACTACATCAAAATCGATAGCGCAGTTTGGCTTGGTCGAGATAGCGCTAGACAGCATGTCGTTGACCTTACGCGGGTCAACGTCGTATGCTAGTACGAACTCGATATCTTCTGGCTTGTATCCGCCGATCTCTGGAAAGGCTAGACCGTCTACGCGACCGGTCTTAGTATAGAGTGCAACGCCTTCAATGAGGCTCTTAGCACAGTTACCGACACCTACGACGGCAACGCGAATCTTCTTATTCATTCATATTCCTATTTCAGTTTTTAACGAGCAATTTTGGTCCTCGGATGAGGGGTAGGCCCGACGATATGGATCGTAACTGTATTTATGTTATTTCGAGAGGTATTGTCGGCATTGTGACAGAGCATTAGAAATAAATTGCTTGTCGTTTATCTGCCTGTTCAGAGGCGAAGGATGGGGTAGCTTGAAATGATCACATCCGATGGAGGTAAGAGCTTCCGAAGCAAAGTTACCTAGGGCTACCACCTTAGAGAAACTATATACAGCTTTCCTTAAATTGTCAAGGTCTACTTGGGCTTTTGTTACTTTACCTGGTACTGAACACGCGTTTACGAAGCCATACATGTCGATACCAAGATCAGCCGTCCACTCATTCAGACGATCAAAAGTAGTATTCTTACTTGCTGGCTTTGCCGATGGGTTCTGACCGACAAAGAGTACGTCAAGCTTGCCTGGATTGTTGATGTCCCTAGCCCATAAGAGGCCGTTCATCGTAGATCCGATCTCAATACTCACTGACTTCGACTCCGGCTTCCATGAAGTAGTCCTTCGACTTATTAGTCGATTCTAACCAACGCTCTTCTAGATAGATCGGCAGCTTACGTGATACTACACGTTTGATGCCATACGAGATCATATGAACAGCACAGCGATCACACGACATGAACGGCCAAGTGTATAGAGTGCAACCCTTGACGGGTCGAGGCGAGTTAATACACGCGTTCATCTCGCCATGGATGGTCATACTGTACTTAGTCGGCCGATCTATAAGACGGTTGGTGTCATCGCCGAGTGCTGCCGGGAAACCATTGTACCCGACAGAAACAATCTTACGATCATCATCGACGATGACAGCACCAATCTGCGTAGAAGGATCTTTGCTCCAACTAGCGATATTCTCAGCTAGATCGAGGAACCTATAGTCCCACTTTAGGCTTATCATCTTCTTCTTCTACCTCGATCACTTCTTCTGCTGGGTTGAAAGTAATAGCCAACTTAGTGAAGTCCATCGCACCATCATGCAGATCGAAGAAGATCTGGATGAACAGCCACACTATGACGATAGTATGACGGGTTGGCATAACTTCAGTTGGACCATCATATCCGAAGGCAGGCAACCAAGTCCAGTTGAACGGATTGAGATTGACGCGTGCCGAGATATCAGAGTTGGTTAGGTACTTGATCATTTTACGAGTCCAAAATGCTTTTCATAGACGTGGAGGCTTCCGACCTGCCAATGGATGTGACCTGGAAGCAGTTTAAGATCATCTGCCAGCTTGGTCTGTACGTGCTTCTGCCACGCATAGTCATTCTTGTAGCCGAAGACTACATCATTGCTACGCATCTGCACGACTGCATGCAAGTAACCGTTACGAGCGAGGTATTGTACAGTGTTAGTGCACATAAAGTCGCTCATACCATCGGTATTGAACTCACTCTGCATAGATGGTCGAGTGTAGATCATAACTGCACGACGAGACTCGAGGTCATTTCGAAGTGTCGAGTAGCAGTTCAGATACTGATTCTGGTTCTCTTCCGAGTAGATGCACCAACCGTAGTTGCTATTGATGCGACCGTCGGGTGTAGCGACAGCCTTCCAGATAGCTGGAACAGGCGCCGGGATGTCGTTCACATTACGTGACTGACCTTCGTACCAAGTGATCTCACGATTGATGTAGTCTTCACTCGGAGTACCGAAGATGGCTGGTTCATCAGCAATGAAACAGGCGCCAGGTATCTCGATCATCTTGCAGCCGGTCTTGTCGGTTACAAACTGTTCAGAGTAGAGTAGATGCTTGAGAGTCTCGCGAATATGGCGGGTCTTATTAGTCACATACATTAGTAGGTAATCTTCTCGCCAAATACGTTCTTATACTCACGAGGAATGTTGAGCGACATGACCTCGTTGTCCATACGATCCAATACATCTTCAGTGAGAAGCTGCGGCTTCGTAACAACCGGCTTAGATATAGTAGAACGATTCAGCATGTCCCGCTGAATAGCCTGACCTTCCATACGACCACGCATATAAGCTACTGCGAAAGAACAGTAGTTGATCATGTCCTTGTACGTATCCTCGAGGCTCTCGAAGTTAGGCTGGACACCGTCACCCTGCTCAGCTACTTCAAGGAGCGACTGAGCGCGAAGCAGCTTCTGATGGATCATGTCATGAATGGTCGATACACCACGACGATAGTGCATAGACTGAACAATAGACGAATTGGGATTCTGGTAGTCGTTAGACTTCTTCTTCTGAAGTTCGATGCACTCTTGCAGTACAACGACTGACTCACGATCAGTTGTCATGCATAACCTTTATATGTTGAAGGTGATAGCTTCCAAAGCTCATTGGAAACATCATAGTCCCAGATAATACCAAGTTTGGTTAAAGTTGTCAACCGGTAAAATCTACAAAACTCATTGTTGAAGTATTCTTTGAAGTAGTCTCTATTACCATCTTCGTCCCTCTCACTTTCGTAAAGCTCAAGAGCCTCACCGCCGTTGTTTGGGATCTTCAGAAAGATAAGTCGATCTACACTGTCGCACTTAGGACCCTGTTTGAATGGAAGACAAAACGAATTGTACATGTGGATTGGTACTAACGTCTTTACTTCTACAGTCTTACCCTCAACTGTCATGTCCTTCTTAGAGTCGAACCAATCATCAGTTCTTTCGCCTTGAAGTCCATGATAGTTGAACCATCGTAAGACTGTACGTTCACCTAGATCTCCAAGCGACAGAATGCGCTCGGATCTGGTCATTAAAACAGCTTTGCAAATGCCTCGTAGTCAATACGATCCAGCATGCCATGGTTACCCTCATGCGAAGGTGCAACCCAACCAGCAGGCTTGATCAGATCTGGCAGACCAAGTGGGTTTGGACGCTCAGGCTTGATGCCACGTTGCTTGGACATGTTTGCCATATGGACCTCGTCCCATGCGATCTGCGAACCTACGCTGAATGCATCAAGAGTACCGATAGCAACGACACAAAGGTCAATGAGTGCATCCACTACGTCTTCAGCAGACTTAGCAGCCTTCATCTCGTTCAGCTCTTCCTGGAGGAAGTCAACACGGAACTTTAGGAAGGTCTTAAGTTTGTCGTTGTCCAGAGCATCGATGCTCTCATGGAAACCAAACTTGTCGTGCATGTCGTTTAGATCAACCCACCAAGGAGCGGGCATAGTATCGTAAATTACAGCTTCGTTAAAAAAATCATTATCGTCAGAGAACATTACTTGCCTTAACTCGGAGGCGCGATCCAAGTAGGAGTCGGCCGATTCTTCCAGGTGTGGATATGGGATTTGTACTTGTTATAGTACGCACGGTAGTTATCTGTAAGCGAACCAATCTTACAGTCATCGGGCATGCAGCTAGGCGCTGGTGTCATGTCCCAATCTTTAAGGTTCATCGGGGGAGTTTGCAGAGTATAGAGAAGACTAAACGTCTTGTGGACCTTACCATAGCGGTAGGTGTACTCTTGCAGGAGGCCGTCTAGATGATCGACTAGCCATAGGTAGTTCTGGACCGATGTACGGCACCAGATGGCGGATGGATGGTTACGGTGAGATGCTCCATAGAGTAGAGCATCGCGGTCATCATCCAACCGCCAGACTTTAACATTGCGCTTCTTATAGCCCATTATCTTAGTGACAGGCATATAACAATCATGCTCTTCGCTCCACTCTTCGAAGACGTTGCACCATGGCGTCTCTCTGACCTCAATCGCTTCCTTACCATCGAGGAGACGATGGGCTGTTGAAAGTAACTGTGCAGTCTCAACTATCATCTTTACGACATGCTTGTCGCAGAGTTCCTGAGCTGCTTGGTAGGCATCAAAATGGACGAAGAATATGTTCACTTATCTTTGCGCTTTGCTTGCTTCCACTTCTTAAATGCTTGCTCACGGTGAATGCTGTTAGCACGCTGATAGAAGTGAAGGCCGTTGAGGTGATCGAGCTCATGTTGGAAGATACGTGCTGTCATTCCGGTGAATGTCTTGGTGTAGACCTCACCGTCAGGACCAGTGAAACGTACCTTGATAGACTTGGCTCTCTTTACTTTAACATAAAGCTTAGGAAATGTCAAACAGGCTTCTTCAAGAGTTACCAGTTCGTCACCAAAGACCACGATCTTCGGGTTGAAGCACGCAAAGGCAGGTTCACCCTCCATCACGAACACTCGATACGGCAAGCCAACTTGATTAGCCGCTAGACCGATGCCGTTGTTATCACGCATGTAACTGACTAGTTGCTGGGCCAGCTCTTCTGGATCTACTGGCGGATTGACAAAGTTGAAGTTGTCGATCTCAGTCGTAAGAATCGAGTCGGTAGCTGGTACGAGAGCTAGATCAGTCATATGCGGGGTCATCCAAAAACTTAGTGAGCGTGTTAGATACGATCTGACCACTAGGTAGATGCGTAGTAGTCTTATATACCATCGGCTCAAAAATGTCAAGGATATATGGCATGTGCCGCTCTTTTAATTGCTTGAGCATGTGTTTCGTACCACGGGAAACACCATCCCAAAGAACAATGCCACCGTCCGCAAAGTCTGCCATTTCCACATTACGAACGATGCCTGAAGCTTTACCGTGTAGGTCCCACATCGCGGGAAACTCAGCGACATGAGCTCTGTTATCCTTAGCCCACTGCTCGCCAAGGAGATCAGGACCAGTTGCACGCCCAGATACAACAATGGTGATCTTACCGTGCTCAAGCTCGAACTTTTTAATCGCGGTTTCGAGTTTTGCTCTATGATACGGGTGGCTATGATGGATTGTTCTTGAGCCTGCGATAACAACTTTCATTCTTCCACCAGATTATAAATGTCTTGTTTGGCTATGATGCTCTCGATATATCGAATATCGCGAGCGCTGCCATACTCGAAGACGGTATGATCAAAGTACATCTCGAAAGGATCGATGCCCCTCATATTGATGACTTGATTAGAAGCAACTGGGTTACAGCGTGCGGCTAGATCAGCACCACGAAGTTCAGCAACACGACTGATGATCGACTTAGCTAGATCGAGGCTTGGTGCTACGATATAGAGCTGACCATCAAACCAATCAGTCGATGGAAGACTCATGATCATGGAATGAGTACGACCAGACCTACGAGCAGTATTCACGACCTTATAAACATCACTACGATTTACAAACATTAATCTACCATCTTACTGAAGTTTTTGTGCTTCTCGAATTTGATCACAGAATCAAACTTTTCGAAGAGTGAGTCTCCCATATGCGAGATGACAAACACGTTAGTGTCTCCCATCGTGCCAAGGATCTGGAAGAACGCGTCCTTAGCATCAGTATCAATCGATCCATCCAACACCTCGTCCATGATAAGCAGGTTGGTGTTGATGGAGTTCCTTAGCTTAGAAACAGCACGCCATGTGAATAGGATGGCCAAGTTGATACGCATCTTCTCACCTTCTGAGAACGATCCATACGAGAACTCATCCCTATGACGTGACTTAATAGTCTCTTCGAAAGACTCATTGAGCTCGAAATTAACAAAGAAGTCCATAATAGACAAGTACTTGTTAATGAGCTTATTGATAATTGGCACATACTGCCTAACTATCTTGGATTTGATACCACCATCTTTGAGTAGCAATCCACACACCTGGTAGAGTTGCTTAGTCTCATGCAGCTCGATCAGTGTATCGCCATAACTAACGATCTCTTGTTGAACTGCTTCAAGCTCAGTGGTGTCAACCTTCTTAGCCGTCTTGTTTAGATTAGCGATCTCAGCATCTAGCTGATGAACGTACTCATGCCAACCAGCGATCTTGGTGTTGAGCACCTTAAGCTCTAGGTTGCGATCAGTGACATCCATCTGGACTGCCGAGATCTCTTGCATACGCTTAGAAGTCTTAGCGTATTCTTGCTCGAGCTGTGCCAGTCCCTCCTTGGTATGATTGATCTTTGAAGTACGATCTGCTATGGTCGTAGTCTTGAAGTCTTCATCGATAGTCTGCTGACAGGTTGGGCAGTTATCGTAGTCGTGGAAGAACCCGACCTCCTTGCTGAACAGATGGATCTTCGAAGTGATCTTAGTACGTAGCTCATCGAGACTACGGATCTTCTTAGAGATGCTCTGCTGATCTGCGATAGAGTCTGTTAGCTGGCTGATCTCGTGAAAGAGGTCTTCGATCTGATGACCGGTAGCCTCGATCTGAGCTTCAGTAGAAGCGATGTTCTCCTTCTTCTCATGGATCAACTGATCTACGTTAGCCTGCATCTCCTGAACATGTCGGCGCATCAGCTTAAGCTTCTGGCCAGACATCTGCTTCTTCGTATCGACCTGGTTGATGTGCCCATTGTTCTCGTTAGACTTCTGAACGAGAAGCTTGTTCATGATCGTAAAGACTTGAAGGTCTAGTAGGTCTTCGATGATCTCACGACGGTTACCCGCTGGTAGTCCCATGAATGGAGAGTACGTCGCGCTACCAAGAATGACGATCTGACAGAAGGACTTGAAGTTGCACTTGATGATCTGTTTCTCAAGGGTTTCTTGATACTCAGTATTTTTAGCATTCTGATTTAATAGCTTTCCATCTTGCCAGACTTCGAAGATGCCCGGTCTATCGCCGCGGCGAAGGACATAAGGTACACCGTTGATCTTAAGCTCGCATTCGACTAGTAGACCCTTGCGAGTAATACTGTTGTGAAGCTGTGGCTTATTGATTTTACGGAATGGCTTACCAAACAGAGCGTACGTAATAGCATCTAGAAGGGTAGACTTACCGGCGCCGTTCTTACCTACGATCAGTGTAGTGCGATGGCGATTAAGCTGTACTTCAGTCCATTGATTGCCGGTACTTAAGAAGTTTTTCCAACGGATCTTTTCAAACTCTAGCATTATTCAACGCTCATTGCCTCATCGTAAAGGTCTGCAATCACACCTTGCAGCTTGTCTTTGTTAACATCCTTCAAATTCATCTGAGCGATGAACTTATTGAAGATAGTCAGCGTATCCTCAGCTTCATCAACGATGTCTTGATCGTCTTCCAGGTTGAGGTTCATATGGTCTTCGACTACTTGAAGGTCGATAACACCGGCACCCTCAAGCTTCTCTACGAATACGTCGAACCAATATGGATTGTCTTTGTTCTTAACGACGAGCTTGACGATAGTCTCTTTGTATTCGCTAACATCAAACTGCATGATCTCTTCGAGAGACATGTCAGAGTCGTCGTACTGGATCTTCTTGAAGATCGTCAGGGGATTCTGGATGAACTCCAGTTCACGAGTCTCCGTATCAAATACGTGGAACCCCCGAGGATCATTAAAGTCGCTCCAAGTATACTCACAAGGAGCGCCCAGATAATGAATATTGCCTGCGCTAGACCGAGTATGATAATGACCAGAGGCAACAAGATCAAACTTAGAAAAGTGATCTGGGTTCTCGCCTTCCATAGCAGTATGACCACGGTACATGGCAAAACCACTAAGCTCCAGGTGTCCAAAAGCAATCTGCGCAGTGGTATCAGAAATGCGTCCCATTGTCTGCTTAAAGTTGTCTGAGCAGATCCATGGGATGAAGAGGATCTTACATCCGTCAAAGGTTACCTCGGTAGTTTCTGTGTACCACTTAAAGTTCTCGTTCTTGTTCAGCCAGTATAGCTCTTCGACAGCATTTACTGAGTTAGTGTTCTTATAAAAGGTATCGTGGTTACCAATGATGATGTGCGTATTGAACTCAGCCATCGCCGGTTCCACGAATTGTTTACGCAACGCTCGAGCCGTCATGAAGTTGATGTACTTCCTGCGGTCTACGATATCACCTAGATGGATGATGTCCTTAATACCGTTTTCACGGAGGTAAGGAAAGAATACGTTGGTATAGAATCGATCAAAGTAGCGATGAAACGCGGCATGATCATTCCGGACACCCCAGTGAGTATCCGTTACTAGTGCAATCTTCATTGGAACTCACTATTGGTATTTTGCCAATATATCATAATGACATAGAAATGTCAAGGCTTATTCAGGATCGTCCATAAACTTCTCAACACCGGTCGTCTTCGTAACTTTCTTCTTGACCATCTTTGACTCGAAGTTCTCGATGATACGGTTAGAGACGTCGTTGTTGGTCATATCCATTGGTGCTTGACCTTCCCACGCTGCTGAGTCATACATCTCATAAAGACCCGAGTTGTGGATCGCCTTATGCTTGATGTAGTTGTGCTTGTTCTCTTTCTGGATACGCCTCACGAAGGCCCTCCATGCGATCAAGCTGAAGTAGCCGAATGGGTTCTGCTTCTGTTCATTTGGATTGAAGTTATCGACTGCTGCTAGGCAGTTCTCGATACCATCTCCCACCATCTCCTCACGGAACGAGTAGTTTACGAAGTTTGGTCGATACGACAGCTTCTCACAGAGCATGTAGAAGCAGTGACCGAGGTAGTTGTTGATGCGTGGCTTAGGCGTACCGTTAGCTTCAGCTTCGATAGCTGCTACTCGGTACTTTGTCATCTCTACATGGAACTTCTTCTTGTCGATGTAGTTATGCGATACACGCTTCTTCTTAACGATAGGCGTAGGCGTAGGTGGGATCATGATCAAAATTCCTGTTGACAATTTGCTGGCTACCATATATAATGGCTTTAGCCTTTCAATGATATGATTCTGTATTATCTAGGGTGAAGTTAAGGGGTTCTTTACCAGCTGTCTTAATGACCTGCAGCTTGAAGTAGATACGTGATGCTGTATCAGTGATCTTATCATCGTAGCTCTGTTCAGCTAGTTTGGCGAACTCTACTGCAGCCTTATAGTATGTCTTAAACGGTGGACTCATAGCGGTCATAGCCATGATGTGGCTCTTGATGACTGGTATCTTACGTTCATGTGACTTCTTACAGAACTTGATCAGAGCCGATGTGGTTGATCCATCCTCATTGAAGTATTCTTCTTCGATTAGTGGATCTTCCAAGAGTAGTACCGGTGAGCCTTCGTTCACATCCTCTGGGACACGAGCGTAGACTTCTTCTCCGTTGCTGAGCTTGATGATTGAGTAAAGCTTCATACGTTAAGGTTCACTTTATGGATACGGTATTCGAACTGCTCTTCAGCGTAGATCTTAATGCGCTCTACGAAGTGACGAAGAGTATGGTTCTGTTTTGACTTCCAACTAAGGTCGTCAGCGATATCATAGAGCGTCATATTCAGCTTAGTAGTCGACTTCCTAAGTCCTCGGCCGATGCTCTGAAGCACCTTGATGCGAGCCTTAGAAGGCGATGAGAATACAACGTTATGCAGATTCTTGATGTTGATGCCGGTTGAGAATGTTCCGCTTGAACAGACTGCAATGGCATTACTCTCGGTCTCGAGGATCTTACGAATGACCTCACGAGCATCTGCATCCACCTTACCAGAGACGAAGTAGACCGGACGGTCCGTCGTGTCCTTGATCAGTTTAGCTAATGGTTCGCCGTGCTTTTCCACGAACTGGAACAAGATGAGGGTGTTACCCTTAAGGTTTGCAGCCAGATTGCGAATGAATTTGTTACGTGCTTCGCTAGTAACGATGTAGTTCAGCTCATCGTCGTATGCTCCGTTGGCTGCCGTCATCTTGCAGATCTCATCTGGGTGACGAAGGACTAGAGCTTCTACCTGGAGCTTAGCGATAACACCCTGGTCCATCAGTTCCTTAGTCGTAATGACCTTATGGACCTGGCCGAATAGACCTTCGAGGACTAGCTTGTTAGTCTCTGTTCCGTCCAGAGTACCAGTTAGACCGACACGGTACGGACAATCAGTTAGCTTAGTCATAAGGGTCGTTAGAGACTTCGCTTTGAAGCCGTGTGCTTCGTCTCCGATAACCAGCTTAAAGCGATTGAACCAAGTCTTTGGAAGCTGATACACTGACTGCCAAGTGGTTACGACTACTGGCTTGTCGGTGTTTTTGTCGTGCCCTGAGTAGATCCGATGCACGTTCTTCTCAGAGTTAAATCCATACTCTTCGAAGTCTCCGAACATCTGATTAACGAGTGACGTGGTAGGCACTACGACTAGAGTTGGTACGTTGAAGTAACGAATCAGCAGATAGATGATGAAGCTCTTACCCGAAGCAGTCGGTGAGAGCAACAGTGTCCTACGCTTCTGAACCGCCTTAATGAAAGCGTCCATCTGGTGACCGTGAGGAGTGAGGGTTGGATTGAGCTTCTGTACGAAAGCAAGAGCATCATCCATATTGAATGGAGTGTCTCTAAACTTCGGTGGAATGACAAGCATGTACTGTCGCTCATAACAGAACTTAGCGAGCTTTGGAAGTAAACCAGCATAGAGGAGGGCATTATAAGGATTAAAGAGCCTTATCTTGCCATCCCACATGCCACATTTGAACTTAGGCATGAACTTGTAACCAGGTACGAAGAAAGTGAAGTAGTCACTGACTTCCTGAGCGATACCAGCGTCGCATACTACGCGAAGGTTAACATCGTCAATGTACTCAATTGTAATCGTATCCAACTTATGATCCGTTCATGAACCTCATATAGTCGACGGCTGTTTTAACTTGGAACCCGAGTCGTTGGATAACTTCCATGATAGACTTAAGAGTCTCGACTTTCTCGTTTTGCATGCCAATCTTAAGACTGAGTGTGATCATGTCTTTATCAGCATCGATCCAAGGACCTACATCGGACTTAATGATTCGGCCCTTAGGAGGTAGCACCCAACCCTTATCGTGTTGCTCTTGGGTTGGACCATCGATATAGAATAATTGTTTGTCTAACTTAAGCTCTTTGAGCTCTGCTTCGTATTTCTTAAGTAGCAGTCTCTCGTGAGAGAGGATCTTAGCGTACTTGGCGTGCATCTGAGGAATGCCTAGGGCAACTACATCGAGTTTGCCTTTGTCCAGCTGAGAGTCTTGGTCCCACTCTGTGAAGATGTCTTCTAGTTTCATGATGTCCGTTTGTCAATATCTAATCATTATATAACATACTTTCGTCAAAATGTCAACTGTTTTTTACAGATGCAACAACAAAATCGGTGTATGTAAATGTAGCTTGACATGTTATGACCGGCACACCTTCAGTTACAGAGGTAAGAGTTGGTGCAGTCAGAACAATTGGGAAAGCATCTTGGAATGTAAAGCGCATGTTCTTATTACGCATACCAGTCATAGTACTGACAGTGATATCAGATGTAGTCTTCACCCAGCGTGATGTAAGAATCTCATCAGTGACACGTTCTTTGTATTCATCAAAGGTGCTAGGGAATCCTAGTCCACGCATCCAGTCATGGATCTCCATATAGCCGCTAAGATCTTCATCGACTATAAAGGTAACGTTGAGGTCACCATAGTTCAGATGATCGCCTGGAACTGGAATCGTGTTGAATGGATTCTCAGTATCAGCCACACCCAGTGAGAGTGATGGTAGGGATATCGTCTGTGTAAAGAACGTGAGATATGGAGCCTCAGCAATATGGAACTGAAAGTTATTTCCGTTCAACAGATTGTAGTTCATCATAGTCTCCTTTCCAGCTATTTATGCACAAAAAAAGAGGGACCCGGTTTCCCGAGCCCCTCCAAGTTTTCGTCTGGTTAACCCAGATCTTACATTAGGTTCGCGACTGCGATACGACGGTAGTAGACGTTCGCGTTAGCGTTAAGAGCACCAAGACCCTTGGTTAGACCTTCTGCGTATGGGTTTGCAACCATACCGTAGCGGGTCTTGAAACCGATCTTTGGCTGGAAGCTCTGTGGATCGATTGCCTTGACCATCTGTAGTGGTACGTATGGGCAATAGAACAGACCAGCGTCGAATGGGTTGGTTCCCTTGAAGCCGACAGTCAGATAGTTACCACCGATCGCGTATGGATCGATATAAACCTTAAGACGACCGTTAAGAACACCTGCGAAGGTGTTGCCGGTATCGTCAATCGTCATGTTGTTGTTACGGTCAAGAGCTGGGGTGTAATCCAGAACACCTGCCATCTGAAGAGCAGAAGCTACGTCTGCAGAACAGATAACGATGTTACCCTTACCACGACGAGTGTCCTTAGCGATCTGGTTAGCTTCACGCTCAAGCTGGAACATAAGACCCTTGAACTTCTCTACTGACCAACGGCCGTTAGAATCGGTATCAAGATCGAATACGCCTGCAGTTGCAGTGTCTACCTGTGCGCCTGGCTTTGCGATGATGTTGACAGTACGTACAACTTCACGGTTGATCTCAGCTAGGATCTCGGTTGAGAGGATATTTGAAAGCTCAGTTTCAGCATCCAGACCGTGAACAGCCTTAAGATCCTGTGCGAGCTCCATGCTGTACTCAGCCTTCAGCGCACGGCCACCAGCAGTTACAGTAACCTTCTCGATGCTGAATGCCATTTCAGCGAATGCTGCGTTAGCGTCAGTACCAAGTGCCTCGAGCTGTGCAGTGCCCATCGTCGAACCGGTGTTGTAGGTATTAACTACGCCAGTTGGAAGAGTACCGACATGCTTCTGACCTACGGTGTTAGCACCTGAGGTTACAGAAGAGAATGCAGTGTTAACTTCGTTGTAGAAGGTTTCTGCACCAGTCTGGTTCGTGTAGCGCGAACGCATTGCGAAGATAAGACCGGTTGGACCGCTCATTGGCTGAACACCAGCAATGTCGTATGCCATAAGGTTAGGCATCGAACGGCGAACTAGTGAGATGAGAATTGGGTCGAATGCATTGATGTTACCACCAGTGCCGCCGTTTGCAGAAGAGTTACCCCAGTTGTTAGTTGAGATTGGCTGCTCTGAAAGTAGGCTTGATGATTGACCGTGTGCAGCGTCATCACGAAGAGCACGCTCGGTGTTCTCCAGAATCTGTGCAGTTACGGAACGACGGTGTGCGTCCTTGATTGGTGCTAGATCCTCGTGCTCAAGAATCGGCGCCCACTTCTTTTGAGTTTCCTCAGTTAGGCTAAACATTAGTTGCTCCCTTAAATCCTGGGTGTTTCTTTTATTTATACTCAGCAATTCTTAAGCGGCTTATTGGCCACGAACGCTGCGTGAGATTGCTGCCTTGTAACGGGCTACGTCTGAGTCTAGAACTACTTCTGGTGCATTTGCGCCAGCTGCAGTTGCTGGGTCAGACTCTTCGACTAGGATACCAGTTGATGAAGCGGTCTTCGCACCAACAACAGACTCCTTGATGATGTTTACCGATGCCGTGAATGCATCGATGTCGCCGTTAAATTCAACAGCCTCAACGAGTGAACGTAGCTTTTCAGATGAGGTAAGTGCTAGGCCTTCGCACACTGAATTAACCAGTTCATTCTTCTGACTCTCAAGGACACTGCCCTTAAGTTCAGCATTCTCGGTTAGTGACGCATCCAAGCGAGTCTCAAGATCAGCGACCTTGGTTGCAAGCTCTTCAACAACATCAACCTTATCCTCTGGCATATTGATGTAATGCTCAGCGAATAGATTCTTTAGACCGTCCATGAAGTCTTCCATGAGCTCGTTACGTAGCGCAGACTCAACTGCTACTTCGTTTTCTGCGAGCCATGACTCTACAACAGCGTCTAGATAAGCGTCTACCTTAGTAGCCATCTCTTCTTCAAGCTGGATGTATGCTTCATCGAGCTTAGTGTTCATCTCGTCGATGAGCTCTTCACGCTCAACTACAAGACGTGACTCTAGGGCAGCCTCGAATAGGGTGGAAACCGAAGTCTTAACTTCTTCTGAAAGGTCTTCACCTTCGCCAAAGATTAGACCTAGGTCTTCCTTAACAGACTCCTTCATAGCAGTCGATGCAGCCGATGGCTTCATGTTGAGCGTTGACTGGTTTGAACCAGATACATTGCCAACACCGTCAGCTTCGTGACCGATCTGTGCTTGAACGTCATTAAGGTAATGCGATAGATCCTCAATGCTCATGCCTGAAAGCTTCAGGATAGCTTTGTTGAGCATCTCAGTCTTGTTCTGCGGGCGAAGGGTTGCCTGCGCCGCCGAATCTTCTTGAACTTGCTTCGTCATCGAAGGGTTTCCTTTGATTTTCTAGTATTTATAAGTTGTGTTATTTTAACGCGAACGATTGCTGATCGTGGCTAGGAACCTCTCAAAGAGCTGTACCTTACGCTCAGCGATCATCTTTGCTGGCATCTTCTTCATCGACTCAGCAAGCCTTTCAATCGGCTGCTCCGACCATGTAGCACTAATCGGATCAAAGATCCAGTTAACACCCTCCATGATACCTTCTACGAAAGCATCTGGAGCTGAAGGATCTGCTACGACATCAGCCGCAGTAGCTAGACGGAAGTCACTCTGGACTCGCATCACGCCTTCAACCATCTTTAGACTTCCCATGCCACGAGATGAAACACCAAGTGATCCACCAGCATTTAGAAGACCTTCAACGATCTTACCCATAGGCAGATCGGTTAGAACCTTAGACTTACCGATGAAGTTATCACCATCACGGCGCATCGACTCGTGCATAACACAGACTCGATCAAAGTTAATGGCAGGACCATCCGGATGACCTAGTTCACCCCATGCGCGCTTCTTTTCGATATTCTCGCGCATGTAGCGATTTACTTCAGTCTCTAGTACGGCAGTATCATACACTCGACCGTTACGGTTCTTGAGGTTACCTTGTAGATAGGTCCCCTCAAGATAAAGATGCTTCTTACCGCCAACTTCCTCAGTAATGAACTTAGTATCTTCGAGAGTCTCGCAGATAAGTTTCATTTTAGTTTCCTCTTTTGTTTTATTTATCGGAACTATTACTTAAGGAGTTACTGCACCAAACGATACGTCATCGAAGGCTACGCCAAGCCTATTCCAGAACCTTACATAACCACGACCTGGAGCTCCAGGGTTCGCTGGGAACAGGTTAACACCACCATTCAGATGCAGGGTAGCCGTGGTAGCATTCGGGAATCGAATCTCGACACGATCACCAGATGCAAGAAGCTTAGGCCATGGCACAAAGTTGATGTTGTTCATCACGGTTGCTACGTTATTAGCTACAACGAAGTTGCTGAAACGATCACCAGCCTGGGATAGCCTCATACCGTTAGCACCAGTAGCATCACTGTTGTAACCAATGTTGTAACCACCCGGAGACACACCGTCTGGGATGGTGAAGCCGATAGCAGCTGGGAAGGTGTTACCAATCGATACCCAACCAGTATCAGCCGTAGTCTGACCTGCACCGAACTTCTTGAGCGTTACTGAGATAGCAATGGTGCTCGAGTTGTTGTTAACACTATCAAATGCCCTTACGATAACATTGTAGATATTATCCTTACCGACATCTTCAGGAGTTGCATAGGTCTTTACACCGTTGTCCTTCCAACGAAGGATGTTACCGCTTACTTCGAAGTGAGTAGCATCTTCACCACCATCGACAGACCATGTAACAGTCTTAGACGTAGTCAGAGTGACTGCTAGCGGTAGACCCTCGTACAGCCTTACAGCTGGTGTCGTAGTGATGACTGGCGGTGACTGATCGATGATTGGATATCCAGCCTGAACTTCAGCTGTAGTTGAGATCATCGAAACTAGACCACCAGGACCGGATACACCGACCTGACAGGTTACTACACCAATGATCTGAACATTAGCTGCAATAGGATTGTTCAGAGCCACCTGACGTACACCGTTAACACTCCACTCAGTTGAGAAGACGTTACCGTTAATTGTGTTAGCGTTTACAGTAAACGTACTACCAGGACCACCGATAAGTGGCGTGATAGATGGCTGACTTACAAAGGCTGGCTTTGGTAGAGTTGAACCCTCAAGCTGCAGCTTCTTGTTACGGATAGTCATATAACGAGGAGAAGCACGATCACCAGTCCAACGATTAGAGATCCAGCTACCATACTGAACAGAGCCGTAGTTGATATCAGAAGTGATACTGTACCAGCAGAACTCGTTACCAACAGCGCTTTCAATCCTATCAAGATAGGTCCTCATAACCTCGCCGATACGTGGATCCTGCCACCAAGCGATCATAGCTCGGACGACGTTTGGATGGATGCCTGCGCCTCCGCCCTTTGCTCCCCAGTTACGACTCTCGAAGAAGAGATGCTGGTTAGCTTCGTAAGCCATAAGCTTAATAGCGTTTGGACTTAGACCATTATCGATGCAGAGCTGCTTGATCTGATCCTTATTTGCCACGTATGAATTAGCAACCGGACCTGCTGCCATAGTGATATGAGTGAATAGATCAGTCTTCCAAGTCTCGATATCAGTGTTACTACCGAATACATTGTCCTTACGAGCAGGAGCTGGACCGTTCCAGAATGGAGAAGGATTATTGTACTTAGAAGGAGAATATGATTCTACACTGTTACCACCAACACCATCGCCGATGTATGGAGCGACAGCAATACGCTTAGTGTAAGCGGCTGCATTGTTGAAGGTGAACCTGGTCGCCTGCCCCTGGATGCTTCCGGTCTGTCCACCAATAACGGTAATCAGATCGTCTGGCTTGTCTGCGTAGATCGGCTGAGCGAGCATAAAGATCTCTTTACTACGCTGAGCCTGCATCTTCATACGAGCCTGACCACCATCCTGCTCTTGGACGTACCAAGGATTATATGATGGCTTACCATTGAAGTAGTTAACGCCATTGATACTTGGCATCCAAGAAACAGTTAGTGCTGCACCTGGAGCTGGTTCGTTGCGCCACTTGTAGTAAGTTGGAACATTGTTAGCATTGTTAGAGACATAACCCCAGAAGATATCTGTCTTAGCAATGGTGCCGTTGTTGTTGGCATCAACCATCTGCGTACCATCTGCGTTCATCACGTAAGTATCAGCAGTGGTGAAGTCCTGGTTCTCACGATAACCATCTGCAAGAGTCTGACGGTAGTATGAGTTACCATTAGTGTCAGTGATCTTACCAACAGTTAGCCACTTATTCGACCAATCATTGACGATAGTCGTTGAGTCGGTGTGAATAGCATTAGTAGCCGTCGACGTAGTATGAGTGATAGTCTCAGTACGCTGAACAGTAATTGGCTGAGTAGTCTTAGCTAGCCAGAAGCCAGTGATGACAGGAGTATCAGCTGGGAACAGAGCTGCTGGATCCCAGAACTTAAGCTTAGTGATGTCACCATTGATTGGAATAGTACCACCGCCGTAGTTACGAGCGAATCCATCATAACGAACCTGGTTGGTCTGTGAGAACAGATCGTTCCAAAGCTCGTTAGAGTACTCGACGAAGAGCCTTAGACCATTAGCAAGACCGTCATGGAAGGTCTGGATGCAGTCTTGGACATACGCGTCTGAAGTGCTGTATGGAATGGTTACATAAGCATCACAGTTGGTCTTGTTGCAAAGATCGATCATGGTCTCGAATGACCAAGCAGCCCTTACGTTACCAATACCACGACCGCGATCAGCTGGGGTAGAAAGATAAGGAGCAACCTTGCCTTTGTATATGTTACAACCGTTACCACCCATAAGATCCATGAAACGGATACCTACGCACTGGCTCTTGTAGTCCTCTAGATACAGTGGCTGCCATACACCAGATACGTTCTGCTCACTCTCACCATCCTTGATGATCTGACACAGAATACCTTCTGGCGGAACTGGTACACCCTCGTCCTTGAACTGCACACTAAAGATACCATTGATCGACGAGTCCTGAAGCAAGACCCTCTGGGTATATACACCATTAACTAGCGTACGCGGCGTGTAAGTGTAGACACTACTAATGCTAAACGGCAGCTTAGACGTAACAGTGTACCAACCCCAGAAAGCTTGAGGGAAAGGCGCTCTCATAACTAGGCAGTTTAGCTGCTGAGTACCATTGAACTTGTGCGGGATGTTGCTCGAGTCATAACCCCATGCTGCAACTTGCTCTTCGCGTGTAGCAAACGATGTTGGCGTCTGAATTGGAGCTGAACGGAACAGGTCAATGAATGGCAATACGCCGCCGAAATAACCACCACCAGATGCGTTCATGAAGATCTTAAGTGGAGCTGGGTAGTCGACTAGCTTACTAACAACCTGCGTGATATCATTCTTCTGACGGATTGAAACATTCAGTGAACCACCGGTCTTAGCGACTAGAGTATCGACCATATCGATACTGTCGATATCAATCTTACTTGGCACATCGTTGCTGTTGATGATCGCGTCGGTCCAGTCACTGATGACAACGTTGTCAAGCATGACCTTTATCTGATAACCAGATGGTGAGCCCGAGTAGATACCATCAATGTGAATGTTGAACTTGCCAACTTTCTTGTTGAGTAGCGTCTGAGTTACACGTAGCGGAACCTTAATAGGTCCGTACGTAAACGTACCAGGCATAGGAGTGTTGTTGTATGATACTGTACGACACGAAACCTTGGTGCCAGTTGGATCACTGAAACCACGCGAGAAGTTCGTGATGTTAATACCACCAGCAAACTCTGGAACGCCGTTAACTAGAAGTGTTCCTGTAAAATCTTCGTTCTGACGGAACTCGATGACAGATCCGACTGGCGGCTGTCCACCTTGATATGGAGCATAGGCGATCAGCTGATCAGCAGTACCAACACGAGCGTTAATCAGATAGTTTGTGTTGGTTGACTTAAGAGAGTACCAACGTGCGTTAGCCTGATTAGTAGAGTTAGCTAGGCCGGCATCATTAATGCCTACGTGAATATCAAACGAGAAGAAGTTACTTGGCTGAATTGTAATTCGGCCAAAGTTAGAGATAGACCTAGTTTCTAGATCACCAGTGTTGTAGATTGGACCATTGATAAACTTCGGATCATCCAGGATGAACGGAGTAAGCGGAAGCTGAGCAGTAGATGCATTAACCTGAATGAACAGTGGTGATGCACGGTTGTTGTTGCTCGATCCTGCTAGAGTCTCAACTAGGTTGAAGTTGAAAGTGTTTACAGCAGTTGGAATTCCGGTGATAGTACGAGCAGCGCTATTAAGCGTCATACCAGTAGGAATACCCGAAGCAATAGATAGCGTTGAACCAGCTTTTGCACCAATGATGTTGATCGTGTAGTTACCACCAACTTCAACAGTCGTAGAACTTAGAGTCAGTGCACCGAGCGTTACAGGCGGCGCCTGTACGACTACAGCGAATGCAGAAGTCTTAGGTGAGTTTGGCGAACCAGCTAGAGTCTCAACAAGAGAGAAGTTGAAGATTCCAGTAGTGGTTGGCGTTCCAGTGATAGTACGACCAACGTTATTGATGCTCATACCAGCTGGTACGTTACCAGTGATCAGTGACCCTGGCGTGGTATCATTGATAGCAATAGTCGCAGCAATACCCTGAGTCAGTGTAGGAACTGACAGAGAGATGTCACGGAGATCTGGAACAGCAGGAGCGCCGGTAGCAGCAAAGGTGAACGTATCACCATAGATCTTCTTACCGTCGCCTGAAGTTGCAGCAATACCAACCGAGTAGCTCGTGTTAGTGGTTGCAGCGACACCAGTGTATACCGAGTTACCGCGAAGTACGATCTGAGGAACAGCTGATCCAAAGATAGAATATACGGTATTACCACTGTTAGTTCCCGCAAACGGGTCTGACATGGTCGCAATTAGTGTATTTGAGCTTGCACTAACTAGAAATGACAGCTTGCTAGCCGTCATCTTAGATGCGCCGCCCGAGCTACCGCCGCCACCGACGCCTAGACCGATTCCAATACGCATTAATAGAGTCCGATGAAGTTAGAGGCTGTCGTACCAAGGTCCCAGATCTTACGAACTCGGACTGGAAGGAGTGAACCATCAGGAATGTTAGTGAAGATGACAAAAGCGCCTGGTGCCATACCAGTTAGCTCAACCTTCAGTGAACCACCAGTTCCGATATACAGAGCCTTAGTGGTATTAGCGACATCGCCTGTGTCGCTTGCAGTGATCGCAGCAGCCCTCGAGGCCGGCGCATCAATGCTATTTGCATTACGTGAGTATAGATCAGCCATACTTTGTCCTTATCAATCGTAGTATTTATCTTAAGAAATACGATAGGTAACAGAGACGTCAACGTTGAATGCATCGATAGCACCACGAAGCTTAGCGCTCCATACGTTGTTAGCCGTTGTTTGGAACAGACCCTCATTCCAGACTAGCTGACGAGTGTCAACAGCTGGGACTACTACAGTCTGAATAATCGTACCATTAAGAGCATCACGGATATCTACTACGGCTGGCAGTGTGTCTGCATTAGCGATAGTGAGCGACTCAACGATGGTCTTCTGAGTACCGTTAGCTGGGACTAGAACAGTCTCAGAGGTAGTTGCAATTGATACTCGGTTAGTTGCCTTACCGACCTGATACCTGGTGGTATAGATTGGGTTGCTATTAGCAATACTTACTGGAAGTGTTACTGTGTTAGCAATGTTGATCGGCGCGTTGATCTGAGTCAGTACCGTGCCAGAGACAGTAACAGCAACCGTGTTAGCGATGCTGACTGGAACAGTCTGGTTCAGTGTGACTGGCATCACAACAGTGTTTGAGAAGGTTACTGAAACAGTATTAGCAACACTAACAGGAACCGTCTGGTTTAGTGAGACTGGAACCGTGTTCGAATAGGTTACTGTAACTGTGTTAGCGATAGTAACAGGAACCGGAGCCATGACAATAACAGGCTGTGGATTCGTGTTGCTGTATGGAATACCATTAGCTGATGCTGGTACTTGAACTGCGACACGGAAGCCATCCGCG